GATGTAGAAAACCTTGCCCGTAGCTATGTAAATGCCCAGAGGCTTGTAGGTGCGGATAAGATACCAATGCCAGTTAATCCAACGGACGAAGATCTTGATATGATCTATAGCCGATTGGGTAGACCAGAAGATGTAAACGGATACGACATACCTGTTGATGGCAACATTATTAATGAAGATGTAGCCAACAGCTACAAAGATATTGCCCACAAACTGCGTCTTAATCCAGATCAGGCAAAAGGAATCCTTGAATTTTACAGATCGAATGTTGAAAATGCTAGAGAAAGCATGACTCAAGATGTTGAGGCCCAGATCGAAAAGACTGAATTAGAGCTACGCCAAGAATGGGGTCGCGCCTATGATCAGAAGGTTGAGTCTGCGCGCACAGTGGTCAATGAGTTCTTTGATCCTACTATGCTTGAGATGACGCTTTCTGATGGCACAATGATTGGCAATCACCCTAGCTTCATCAAGGCTTTTGCACAGCTTGCAGATTTTAGACAAAGCGTTACCAGCGAAGACACAATCAGCGATCAAGCACGCAATACTGTCATGACACCTTCACAGGCGCAGGCAGAGATTGATGCAATCCTTAACGACAAGACTCATGCTTACTGGGACAAAAGAAACCCTGTTGGCCGTGAGAAAGCAGTTGAGCGAGTCAAGGATCTTATGGAGATGATTCATGGATGACTTGACACCGCTACAAGTACGTCTTGAGTGTTTACGAATAGCAGTTGAATTTGGCACTGCTCGTGATATACTGAAGCCCAATATGCTTGCTGATAGTTACTATGAGTGGGTGATGCAGGGTAGCGATGACAATCGTCCTGACGACAGTCGGAAAGACGGCGGCTCTCGGCGAGCAAAAAAAGCCAGGAATGTCCGTGATAACGGGGAGCAGTCCGCAAAAGTTGTTCAAATGTCAAATGTAGAAAAGGAGTGATGTTATGTCACTAGAAGTAACTACGGCGTTTGTCCAGCAGTATTCTGCAAACGTGCAGATGCTTTCACAGCAGATGGGTTCTCGTCTGCGTGATGCGGTTCGCGTTGAGAATATTGTTGGCAAGAACGCCTTTTTCGATCAGGTAGGGCAGGCTACCGCGCAGAAGCGCACCACCCGTCACGCCGACACACCACAAATCGACACGCCACACGCTCGTCGTCGCGTGTCTCTCGTAGACTATGAGTATGCTGACTTGATCGACGATCAGGACAAAGTACGCATGCTCATCGACCCAACCTCCTCCTACGCAATGGCCGCCGCTGCTGCCATGGGCCGTGCAATGGACGATGAAATCATCGACGCTGCTTTCGGTACTTCTTTCACAGGAGAGACTGGTTCAACCTCTGTTACGTTCCCTGCTGCTCAAACAGTAGTGACTAACACATCAGGTATGACCATCGACAAACTGCGCGCTGCCAAGCGTGTGCTTGACTCAAATGACGTAGATCCTTCGATCCCACGTTATGTTGCAGTTGGCCCACAGCAGATTGAAGACTTGCTCGGAACCACAGCCGTGACTTCCAGCGACTTCAACAGCGTAAAGGCACTGGTACAGGGTGAGATCGACACCTTCATGGGTTTCCGTTTCATCATGACCAACCGCCTTCCAATCGACGGCAATAACGTTCGTGATTGCTTCGCTTGGGCTGAAGATGGCCTCGCACTTGGCATTGGCAGAGACATCATGGCTCGCATTGATGAGCGTGCAGACAAGGGTTATGCAACCCAGGTTTACTACTGCATGTCTGTCGGCGCTAGCCGTATGGAAGAAGCCAAAGTTGTGAAGATTGAGTGCGATGAAGATGAAAACACCTCACAACAGGGTACTGCATAATGACCACAAAAAACTCTGACTTGGTAGCAAACTTCGAGGCAACCCCTCAGGTAGCAAACCCAGCCCATGAGCTACATGGCGTGAAGCGTGTAGCCCAGGGTACAATCGCACTTGCCGCTGGTGACATCGGTGTTGATGACGTTGTCATGCTCGCCCCAGTCCCAAGCAATGCTTCAATCACAAGCATCAAGATTGCAAACGACGATCTTGATTCTGCAACCACCATCACTGCTGATGTTGGTCTTTACACCACTTCTGGTGCAGTAGCTGCTGTGGCCGTTTATTCCGCTGGCTCAACGAACATGCAATCACCTACAGAATTTGCTGATGTTGAAGCGGAGTATGCCTTCGCAACACGCGCCATCGACACGTGTGGCCAACAGGTCTGGGAAGATGCTGGTGCAACCAGCGATCCAGGCGGCTTCTACTATGTAGCCGTTACATTCCCAACCGCTGGTGATCAGGCTGGCGATCTCTCATTCATCATCGAATATGTGGTGAACTGATAAAACACTTAGGGGGGCTTCGGCCCCCCTTCCCTTTTTGGGCGCGGAGTGTTTCATGAACAATGAAGATAAGGCCGCATGGTGCTTGCTTGGTATTGAGCAAGAATTTGATGTTAGGGCCTTTCCAGTGTTAATATGCAATACACCTACCAAAGAGGAAGCAGATGTCGTCAAAAGTTGATATATGCAATGAAGCCCTAGACCTTCTGGGCGCACAGACAATTATTTCTCTCACAGAGAACTCTAAAGAAGCGCGTCTTTGCAATCGCCGCTTTGATACCGTGCGTGATGCCGTACTGCGCGCCCATCCGTGGAACTGCGCTATTACCAGAAAAGAGATTGCTGCTGATTCACAAGCGCCAGCTTTTGGGTTTTCATACCAGTATTCTTTGCCTTCAGATCCTTACTGCCTAAAGGTGCTGTCTTTCTGGAACAGCAATGTGGATAGCGAGATAGCCGCTTATGATAGCCAAGTCATGTATAAGATCGAAGGCAGGAAGATTTTGTCTGATGAGGCAACATGCAGAATAACCTATATTGGGCGCATCACAGATACCGAACAATTCGACAGCATCCTGTCCAACTGCATTGCTTATCGCTTGGCGGCAGAAATATCTTACGCAATCACAGGCAGCACAACGGTAAGTGCAAATAGTTTTAATTTATATGAACAGCGTTTGCGTGAGGCCAGAGGCATGGATGCAAGCGAAGGTATGCCAGACAAGATTATTGCTGACGACTTTATTAACATAAGGTTCTGACATGGCAAGAGTTTCCTCGATTGTTACCAACTTCAAGGCTGGTGAATTTTCGCCGCGCTTGGAAGGACGTATTGATCTTCGCAAGTATCAAGAAGCTGCACAAACTTTGCAGAATATGGTGGTATATCCCCAAGGCGGTATTACACGCAGGCCAGGTACGAAGTTTATTGGAAGCTCCAAGAACAACGGCAAGGTGCGTTTAATTAACTTCGAGTTTAGTGACGATCAAACCTATGTCATGGAACTAGGCGAAAACTATATACGCTTCTTTACCAACGAAGCACCTTTGCTTTCTGGCGGTTCTCCTGTCGAAGTATCAACAAACTACAGCGTCACTGACATATTTGAGCTAAACTTCGTACAGTCTGCTGATGTGGTATATTTCGTTCACAAGGATCATCCCCCAGCAAAGCTAACAAGAACAACAGCAACTTCTTTTACGTTTGCCAATATTGATTTTATTGATGGGCCGTATCTTGATGAGAACGCAACCAGCACAACCATCTATGCCTCTGCTACAACGGGAAGTAATATCACGCTAACAGCATCATCCAGCATATTTGAGTCTGGCCATGTTGGTGCTTTGTTTAGGTTCCGTGAGGTGGTTGCTGCGAATCATCCGCAGTGGGAGTCAAGCACCAGCTATGCCCAGGGCAACACTGTTGTAAGCGGTGATAATGTTTATGAAAAAACAAACTCTGGTTCTGCTGATTCTGGGGATGTCGCGCCTGTTCACCTTGATGGTGCGGAGACATACCAAGATGGTATTGAGTGGTCGTTCCTACATGATGGCGCTGGTTATGTAAAAATCAAAACTGCATCAGGGACAACGGCTACGGCAAGTGTTGAGTCAACGCTCCCAGCTAGTGTGGTTGGTTCTGGCAATGCCACACTGAAATGGTCAGAGGGGGCGTTTAGCATCAAGCGCGGATTCCCAAGGGC